GGTTGCAAGACCTAGCGCAAAAAAACGGGGCTGGGCCTTGAGGCAATCTTGCCGGAACGCGACACGATGACACAGGACGCACTCGCTCGAGCGCTCAAGATCACGCGGCCGACGCTGCGCGAATGGCAGAAGCGCGACGACTGGCCGACCGGGGCGACCGTCGAGCAGCTGATCGCGTGGCGCGACGAGCGCGGGCTTGGGCGGATCAAGGACGGGAGCCTGGGCGCGCTGAAGGCCGAGCTAATGCGCCGCGACATCGAGCTTCGCGATCTGAAGCTCGGGCGCGAACGCGGGAACGTGGTCGAGCGCGAGGTCGTGCAGGATATGCTCCAGCTTCTTTCCCAGAAGCTCGACCTTCTGCTGCGGCTCAAGCTCGAGGTTGAGCTCGGCCCGCGCGTCGCCGGCAAGTCAGCCGCGGAGGCGAACGTCGAAGGCGGGCTGATCCTGGACGAGATCCGCGAGGTGATCGCGGGCAACCTTGCGCGGTTCGAGACGGAAGCGATTCGGAAGAGCGCGACCGAAGATTAGGCTTTACATCCGAAGCAGCTTGGGTTCTGTTGGTCGCACGATGAACCGCAACACCAGCCAGTACTTAAAGGGCCAGATTGTCCGCATCCTGCCGCAGTTCCGCGACGTTCCCGTAGAAAGTCACTACGTCGTCGTCGGCGAAGACGAGGGCAAGGGGCGCGTCGACATCTCGCCGGTCGAATGGAATCACGGCCGCATCACGCCGGTCGAAGTCATCCGCGTCGAAATGATTGAGCTCGTCTGATATGCTATGGATCATACCGCAATCACTCACCTCAGTCTGTGCGCCGGCTACGGCGGAATCGACCTCGGACTGCGTCGCTGCATCCCTAGCCTCCGAACGATTGCTTACTCGGAGATCGAAGCCTTCGCCTGCGAAGTCCTACTTGCGCGAATGGAAGGCGGGCAGATTGACGCGGCTCCGATCTGGCCTGATGTCCGGTCTTTCCCGTGGGAACAATTTCGCGAGCGCGTGGATATCCTCTCTGGAGGCTATCCGTGCCAGCCGTTCTCCGCAGCCGGCAAGCGCCTCGGATAAGAAGACCCGCGCCACCTCTGGCCCAGCATCGCAAGAGGAATTTCCATTCTCCGACCGAGACTCTGCTTCTTCGAGAACGTCGAAGGGCACATCAGCCTTGGGCTGCGAGAAGTCATCGACGACTTGGACGGCCTTGGTTACACGGCGACGTTTGGAATATTCTCAGCGGCTGAAGTCGGAGCTCCTCATCAGAGAAAGCGACTATTCATTATGGCCCACCGCCGCGACGAGGGACTGGAAGGATTCGCTCGGGCAGTTGAGGACGGCTACGAATCGCGACGGCTCGCCGAGGAATCGGGAGGATCAACTGGCGCGGGCGGTGTATGGCGTCGCGTTTCGTTCGCTGGAAATTGCGAGGGCGGATCCGAGGACGAACTCGGGGACACCTGCTCAGTTTGCGGCGGTGAATACGTCGAGTGCGAATGTCCCGGACCAACTCAGGAAGGCTACGAATACCGGGAAATCGGCGGCGAGCTTTACGGCCGCCAGTTCGACCTCTGGCCGGCAGACAAAGCTTCGAGGCAAGAGCAATGGGAGCCGCCTCGCATCACTCAACCCGCGCTGGGTCGAAACGCTGATGGGCCTGCCGGTCGGCTGGACTATGCCGAGTTGTGCGTCGCCGGTGACTCCCGAGTCGACGAGCTGCGCCTCCTCGGAAACGGCGTCGTTCCCGCAGTCGCCGAGCGAGCCTTCTTGACCCTGCTTGATGAACTGCTTGCCGACGCCTGAGATGATCCGCGACGTGATGGCTGCGCTAGGGCGCCGCGGCGGACTCGCGCGCTCGGCAGCGAAAGTGCAGGCCGCGAAGCTGAACGGCAAGAAGGGCGGAAGGCCGCGGAAGAAGCGATGAGCGCGGAACAACTCCTTGCCGGCTTTCGCCTCCCGCGGCCGGACCGCTCGCCGATCTACGACTGGGCGCGGCGGCACGTTCAACTGCCGGAATCCTACGCGACGCCTGGTCCGTTCAACGTGCGGCTTTCCCCGTGGCTGGTGCCGATCTTCGACGCTCTCCAAAACCCGCTCGTCCGGCGCGTCCATTTTCGGAAAGCCGTGCAGATCGGCGGCACGCTGGTCGCCGACGTCTGGCTGCCGTGGATCATCGCGAACGATCCCGGCCCAATCTCGTGGACGATGCAGACGGACGAGATGGTGGAGAAGCACGCGAAGACGCGCCTCTGGCCGCTGCTCGAGCGCTGCCGGCCGGTGGCCGCGCTTCTGCCGAAGCCGGGGCCGCACCGCACGACGACCGAGATCTTCTTCGGCGGATTCTTCGTCAGCCTCAACGCGGCCAACCTCTCGACCCAGCAGAGCCAATCGATCCGGTACAAGATCAACGACGAGCTGTGGCTTCCGCGGTGGCAGGAGATCTACGGCCACGCGGTGGCGCGCGTCAGCAAGTTTGAGGAGGTCGGGCGCTCGAAGATTTACAACGCGAGTCAAGCGCCGGTGATGGACGCGGAAACGGGCAACGTCGAGGACACGAGCTTCCGCTCTGGCGACCAGGGCGAGTGGCACGCCGAGTGCCCAGGCTGCCGCAAGATCCTGCCGGTCGCGTTCGAGGTGCTGCACAAGGAGCAGCGCGGCGGCGTGATCTGGGACCGAGTGGCGCGCCGCGATGACGAGACGTGGGACGTGGGCCGCGCCGTGGAGAGTTGCCGTTTCCGCTGCATCTCCTGCGGCCACGAGTCCGCGGACAACGACGCGACCCGCGCCGGCTGGGCGAAGACCGGGCGCTTCGTGCCGATGAATCCTGCGGCGCCGCGGGAGGTGCGGTCCTTCCGGCTCGAGGCAATCGTGACGCGGCCGATGCGGCTGCTCGTCGAAGAGTTCCTCCAGGCCGAGAACCAGCTAGTCCGCACGGGCGACGAGCAGGCGAAGATTGAGTTTCGGACGAAGCGGCAGGCGCTGCCGTGGATCGTCGAGAAGAAGGCGGTCAACGTGCTGCTCAAGGACTCGGGCTACAAGCTGGCCGACTACGCGCAGGGCGAGTCGATCCCCGACGAGGCGATCCGCTTTATGGCTATCGACCGCCAGCAGGACCACTTCTGGGTCGAGGTCGGCGCGTTCTCCACGGCGCAGGGTCCGCGCTACCGTCAGCTGTGGTTCGGCCGAATCGACACGCGCGACCAGCTGCGGGCGCTCCAGGAGCGCTTCAAGGTCTCGAGTGCCTGCGTCGCGCAGGATCGCGGCTACCGGCCGGCGGACGTGGACCGCGACTGCGCGGAGTTCGGCTGGCGCTCAATGCGCGGCTATGGCCGGCGGACTTGGACGATGCGGGATGAGGCGACTGGGCAGATGGTCAACTTCCCGTTCAGCGATCCGCAAGTCAGCGACTACCGCGGCGGCGACGTTTACTTTTACAACTGGTCCGGCGACTACTTTAAGGACACCTTGGCAAGCGCGCTCGAGGGCAAGGGCGACCTGCGCTGGGAACTGCCGTCCGACGTTAACCCGCTCTACCTCGAGCACATCAAGGGCGAGGCCAAGGTCGAGGTGCGGACGGGCGTGTGGGAATGGAGGGAGGTGAGGAGCAACGCGCCGAACCACGGCTTGGACACGAGCGCGATGCTGCTCTGTATGGCAACCATCGCGGGCATCATCCGCTTCGTGCCGTCAAAGTCGTAGCATTACGGGGCGTCAAAAAACCTTTTGACGGCGGCCGCTCTTTTATGGCGGCAGACAATCCCTTTCTCGACGTCGACGTCGCGACGCTGAACACGCTCAAGACCAAGGTGCTCGACGCGATCCAGGCTTGTCTGCTCAACACGAGCTACTCGCTCAACGGCAAGTCCGTCACGCGCGCCGATCTTAACACGCTCAACAAGATGCTGGGCGACATCGTCTCGGCAATTGAGTACCAGAACGGCGACACGACCGACACGACGTTCGTCAGCTTCACGGGCAACTGATTATGCAGACATTCGACGCCACCCAAGTCATCCGCAACCGGCCGTGGTTCGAGAAGGCGCTCGAGACCATCGCGCCGCAGGCCGCGCTTCGCCGGCTCCAGGCTCGCGTCGAGACCGCGCTGTTCAGCTACAACGCCGCGCAGACGAACCGGCTTTACGCGCCGATGCAGTACGGCCAGCCGAGCGAGTCCTCGCAGACCGTGCGCGAGCGCGTGGTGATGATGTGGGAGGCGCGCAATCTGGTCGAGAACTGCCCCGAGGTGAAGGAGGTCAGCCGCAAGTTCGGCAACTAC